ACAAATCTAGATCTGCTAGTCCCCAATGTAGATATTGGATATCAGATGAATATGGAACATGACCGGATGTTTGACTGGATATTAACTGCCAAGGAATATGTAAATAAACTTAATGAAGAGTTTCAACAAAAGTGTGATAGAAGAACACAAAAAATTCTTGCTATAGAAGAGCAGAAACAAAGGTCAAAAACATTCAAGATGGAACCTATGGACAGACTACCCGAGGATATCATCCGATATATTTATGATTTCCTTTTACCTGAAACCAGAATTCAGATTCTGAGGGCCAGATACCCGAATTTGGATGCGAATATTATGAAGCTTAATGTTCCCATGCTCAAAGGACTTCTTAAAAATATTCAGAACAAATACTATCATCCTATGATGAATAATGCCTATAAAAACAACAGACACAGATGTTTACCACCAGGATTTTACATAACTTTTGGTTATGTTCGCAAAGATATTACTATGGATAAAATAAATAAGTTTATAGGAACATGTGAAACAGCTGTTGCACATAGTCCAAGTGATTATAGGTATTTCCAAAATAAAACTTTAAGATTATTAAAAGCTTTGGTTTATGTAGCAAAACGCAAACAAGTATTGGATAAGGCATATGCCCCAGAACTAGAACCCGTGAAACCAGTAAAGAAGCCTAGGAAGCCACGTACCAAATCTAAAAAATCAGATTAGTATTGCCGGGACTATTGTAGCGATTAGACATATCCGAAAGAGGGATTAATGCAGCATCGGTATTTATATTTATTTTTTTTTCAGGAAGAGATGGTAAAGGAACGATAGTTGTATTAGTAGTACTAATGGGCATTATTCTATCGTCAGCAATAGTGTTTTTATCATTTTTATTATTATATATTTCCAAGATCTTACTAACAATAGGACTACGTTCAATATCAGAATACTTCATCTCCACCATTTCAATACCACTAGTGTCAGAGTCCAATCCAATACGTGTTTTATAATCTTTAATCTTATTCATAATATCCAAAAGCCCATTATCAACACTACGATCAGTTTGTTTTAAGTCACCTGTAATGACCATTTTAGAATTATCACCAATACGAGTGGTAAGCATAAGCATTTGACCAGGACTAGAATTCTGCATTTCATCAGCAATAATAAAGCAACGCTTAAAAGTACGACCACGCATATATGCTAAAGGTGAGATTTCTATTACACCAGAACCCAACATAAAATCCAGTTCATGTTGAGGGTAATATTCTAAGAAGATATCCATTAAGGGACGGGTCCAAGGATCCATTTTTTTAACGAGAGTTCCAGGTAAGAAACCTAGCTCTTCTTCCTCTACAGGGACAATAGGTCTAGTTAAGACAATTTTTTGGAAAGTACCGCGCTTGAGACCCTCAATTGCTGTGGTGCATGCAAAAAGGGTTTTACCACAACCAGCAGGACCAATACCAAAAACGATGGGGACAGAAGCATTATTCAAATAGGTAACATATTGTTTTTGGTTATCGGATCGAGGCTTATAGATGGGGGCAAGAGACTTAGATTTTGATTTGCGAGAACCGTTTAATTGCGAAATATCAGGGTCATAGTTATTAGACATAGTTTTCTTAAGACGCATAATAAGATGGTTAGGCCTTTTATTTAGTTTTTGCAGATTCATATATTGAAATGCCAATATTTTAGAGAACAGAAACATCATAGGCAACAATGGTTTTAAATACATGTATTTAGATAAGAATAGATAGATGTATTTAATATGATTATTAATATAAATATATCTATTATAATCTAATTGGTAGTTGTCCACCACAATGGGGTAACCGTTTGTTGCAAATATGCAAATGTCTAAATATTTTTGATTGTATAACTGTTCGCCAGAGTAAACTAAAAATAATAATAATAATATATATTAGATTATGTCTATTCCAACGCCATATTTTAAATATGGTTTTGAAATAAATAAAGATGCAATAAATAATGTATTATTAAATGAGGCAACGTCATACGAGAACGTTAGTGATTCAACATTGCCCATAACAACAAATTTATATATGAGGTTTGAAGCAGTGAATTATAACACAACCACAAAAACATGGAAAGATTCAGGACCAAGCAGTTTAAATATACCAATTACTAGCATAACCGGAAACCCATATTTGGTTAAAAACACATATAATCCAAATGGAATTATTAATACAGAAAATAGTAATGGAGTTTATCGAACAATAACCGCATTAAAGGGCGGTGTAAATGAAGTAATAACTTTAGGAAATAGTGTATTAGCATCTTATACTTTATTTTCTATAGCAAGATATGCAGGCATTAACAAAGGAAGAATAATTACTACGCTGTCTTCAACCAAAAATTGGTTAACCGGCCATCATTTTGCGCACGCAGGAGTAGCGTTTCATGACGGATGGATAACGCCAGAACTAGATATTTACGGGACAGATTTCTTTATTAACACAGACACTTCTACAAAAATTTATACAAATGGGGTGGCACAAACGGGTGGAACAGGTGCTACGTATACAAGTTTGCCACCTTTAGTTATTAATGGCTATTCAACTGAATTAACAGATTGGGAAATTATAGATATTATTATTTATAATACGCAATTAACTTTGGCGCAAATTCGGCAAATAGAATCATTTTTGTCATCGTATTATGGAATAGCATCAACAAGTTCATCAAATACAATTGTATCAGCGTTAAGTTATAATTACCCATTAATTCAAACGAATAATTACAAAGTAGGGTTTTCTTCATTTAACTTTTTAAGCACATCCTCTCAATACGTTTCATTGCCAGCATTTTATACAACGGCATCTACCGGACTTACATTTGCATTGTGGTTTCAATCAAATAATACTGCAACCTGGGGTAGAATAATTGATTTTGGAAATGGAGCTCCATCAAGTAATATAATTATATATATAAATAACAATAATCTTGGAATTTCAGTATTAAACACTAATGGTTCAAGCTGCCAACCTCAAAATATTTATTCAAATTGTAATAATAATACATGGATACATTTTGCTTGGACGATAAGTACTGATGGATCAACATGGACAATTTACATAAATGGTAATCTTCAAGCTACCATAACTAGTGGAAATATATCGTCATACAGTAATACTGGAACAACATCGCCTTTATATCCAGATAGCGTTTTAAGAACAAATAACTATTTTGCGAAATCTAATTGGGTAATAGACCCTTATTTTAATGGAAATATAGATGCATTTTATTTTTTTAATAGTTGTTTAACTGGTGCGCAAATTTCAACTTTATATAGTTATACTGATACAAACGTGGCAATAAATAGTCCAATAACTGATTATAATATTAACAACAATACATTAATTTTTGCACCAGGAACTATAGTTATATATGGTGGGTCATTAATTACATTTACAAAAAATACAGCATCGTTATTATACACAGTATATGCAGATTATCATAATGAAAACAACTTATATGATATAACATTTAATTCTCAAATTGCAACTTCCACAGGTTCAGTAACTACAATATCTACGAGCAGCACAATAACTTTTCCAACGAACACAACTAATATAACCGTTTTTACAGTAATATGGACAGGATATTTTTATGCAACTACATCGGGAATATGGACTTTTAATTTAACTTGCGTAAATGGAGGATATGTATGGTTAGGCGCTAATGCTATTGAAAATTACACTGCATCAAATGCATTAATAAATAACGGAGGTACTCACGCTAGCACATCAATTGACAAAACTGTAGTATTAATGGGCGGTCAATATTATCCTATAAGGATCATGTATGGCAATAAAGTTAATAATACTGGTTCAATATCGTTTTCATGGAAATTGCCAGGGTCAAGTACAGCCATTACAGATGGAACTAATTATTTTGCTAAAGGAACTTATTCTACAAATAATACAATAAATGGCTGGTTGTTATGCGATGGTGCAAAATATAACGTGTCGTCTTATCCAAATTTAGCTGCCTCTATAGGAAAAAAATATGGTGGAGATGGAATAACAACATTTAGAGTTCCGAATTTAATGAACACTATGGTTCGAGGAGCACACGCAGCAAATACAAATTTACCAGTAGCCGAGGGAAGCAACCTATTTTTATTAAATAAAAATCATTTATCAACACATTCACATAGTGCAAATATATCCACCGACACTTGGTCACACACGCACACTGTGCCAGCCCGTGATAAAAGCATTCCAGGATTATCTAATGATAATCAGTTTGCAGAATTTGGGGGCTGGGCGGGTAGAAACCCTTGGGGAGGTGATTTATATAATAATACTGGATTTGCAGGAGTAAATTCTGGCGGTGCCCATACTCATACTTATAGCATAGGAAGTTCTGGTGGTTTTGCTCCAATAACTATGAAACCCAAATCAATATACGTAAACTATATTATTAAAACATAAATAAAATCACAATAAACATAATTTTTTTAATAAAGACCTTTCAAAAAAATTTATAGTATATTTTTATATGTCTTTATACACTTATGAAAAAGGAGGAGTATCTAATGCGCCATTTAGTGGACCTATAGGTAGCATAATTGCATATGCGGGAACACCGGGAGTATTTACACAATCAAGCTCAACTTTATCGTTTGCAATTTACCCCGGATATCACAATAACAATTTAAATTATACAAACACAACTTACAATTCACCATTTAGTAGCACAGGAAGTACTGGTTCTGTCACATCATTATCCGATTTAAGTGTAGGAACAAACGCTTATATTTTAGCAGCTGGAACGAGAGGAACAACAGTTATTACTGGTTATGATAAATTTACAATATTGTGGACAGGATATTTTTTATCTAATTACTCAGGAACCTGGACTTTTATATTGAATTCGGATGATGTATCATATCTCTGGATTGGACCTATGTTTAATGGAAGTAATTATAAAACATCAAACGCTTTAATAACTTCCAACAACAATACAATAACAATGACAGTTGATTTAGTATCTGGTGTATATTATCCGATAAGATTATTATATGGTAATAGTGGTGGAGCAGGAGGTATTAATTTATCTTGGTTAAATAACAATTTGGCTTCAACTACTAATGGGACAGGCTTTTTTTATACAGGCACTATTTCAAAAACTCTTTTAAATAATTGGTTAATATGTGATGGAACTACGTATAATATAACTTCTTACCCATTATTAGCAAATGTCATAAGTAACGCTTACGGTGGTGATGGAACAATAACATTTAGTGTACCAAATTTACAATCTCATTTTATTAGTGGTTGTACTGGATATGGAAATTCAGCTTTAAACGTTGTTAGTGGACAAGAATATTTTACTTTGCAAGAAACTCATTTACCAAGTCATTCTCATAGTAGTACAATAGCTGCCCAACCAGACCATACACATAGTTGGGTTCTCAGAAAAAAGCGGACAGCCGGCGGAGGCGCAGGTAATCAAGAACTTGGTACGGATGACACTGTAAACTCAGGTGCGACAAAAAGGGATCTACCAAGTAGTACTGGTAATGGTTCTCATACACATACAGTTGGAAATACAAATACTCTTGACAATGCTGGTAATTCAAAACCATTAAGAATAACTCCTGCGCATATAGCGTTAATATATATGATAAAATACCAATAAAAAAATAGGGGTATTAATATATGAGCAAATTTTTTACTGGAATAAATAACATTGACTATGATTATCCAATAGGAACAATACTTATTTATTCAGGGGTAATGACAAATGCGAAAACTATTCCAGGGTGGTTATGCTGTGATGGTGGGGGTTATAAATCATCTATTTATTTAGAATTATATAATGTAATTGGAATAAAATACGGAAATGGTGATGGAGGTGCAAACACAGATTTTAATGTACCAGATTTTAGAGGAGTTATTCCAATTGGCAATGGATTATTTAATGATGTTTCTGGAAATATAACTGGTGGTGGAAATACAACAATCTCTAGTAATCAAATGCCATATCATAACCATAATATTACAGGAGGCATTAAAAGTGCTGGCGATCATACCCATGTTATGTATCTAGTAGGTGGCTCACAGTTTTACGGACATAGACAAACGGTAGATTATGGTTATGACACCTGGTGGCCAAATAGTGATGGAGCAAAAGATGGACGATTCAACATTTGGTCAGCAGCTAATTCCGGATCGACCACTTCCAGTGAAACAACGACCGTTGAAAGCGCTGATCATAGTCACGGCGGAAGTATGACTATAGGGAATTCTACTAGTTCTTCGACAGAAGTAAGTATAACACCTATAAATTATAGTATGTTTTATATTATAAAATATTAAAATGGATAAAAAATTATGTAAATAACATCAAAGTAATATAAATATAACAAACTACACAAAATATGATTGAAACTGAAAAAATATCTATATCTATAAATATAAATATTAAAAATTTAAATGAACTAAAAAAAATATTAAATACCAATTTGGTACAAATTTTAAATAGACAACCGCCAAATTTTACGTCATATTCGAGCGGAAAGAAACCTGTTAATGGTGGAAAAAAAATATACGATAAAAATGTGAAAGCGATATCTCATAATTCTGTTATAAAAAAAGGGAAAAAAAAATTTTCTCGCACATTTTTACTTAAAAATGACACAGAAATGCGCAATGATGTTTCTTTTAATAATATACCAAGCGATATATCATTCAATCCTAATTTTACACCTTTCAATATTGAAAATGCTGAAAGTGACGTTGCCTTTCCACATAAATTGGATTCATTAATTGAGAGTCCTTTTTCAGGTGAAGATAATACTGCAAATAAAAACGGTTATATAAATACAGATATTTCAGGAAATAAACTAAGTAAGCCATATATTAAAAACTGCATAGAAAATGACCCTTTTATATACATAAAAGAAAAAAGTATACCTGAATATATTTGTAATAAAATAATAAGTAGATTTGAAAATGATGACAGAAAAGTAAATGGTGTTACAAGTGGTGGGTTAAATAAAGATGTAAAAAATACAATTGATTTGCCATTCACACATTTAGAAGAGTGGAAAGATATAGATAATGGACTTTCAAAAATATTAACTATTGAATTAGAAAAATATTGTATACACAATTCAAAGCTAATGAAAGAGCTTTATAATATAACTTCAATGAATGTTATTGCAATGTTACAAAACGTAGTTGATTTTGGCTATCAAATACAAATTTATAAAAAAAACGAGGGACATTATGCATGGCACCATGATTTAGTCGGCAATAACCAAAAAAATAGAGCTCAACAAAGGTTATTGACATTTATTTGGTATTTGAATGATGTAGACGTGGGAGGAGAAACCGAGTTTTTACATGGATTTATAAAACCAGAGGCTGGAAAATTACTTATATTCCCGGCATGTTTTACATATTACCATAAAGGAAACATTCCTATATCAAATGATAAATACATAATTACTGGATGGGTAGGCTATAAAATATTAGCTTATGAATAACCAATTATACAAGGTTACAATTGTCGTTGTTTCAGTGACCGTTACATATAAATTAAGAATGCACACAAGGAATGTAGTGTGTGAAGTGACTACGTAGTAAATACGACAGTTACAAAGTCCCAGTCACCATACAAATAACCCTCCTATCCCCTGAAAACCTACGATCCGAAACCCCACCCACTTCCACCCGACTTTTAAACATCATCTTCGTTAACTCAGTATCCACCACATAACCATTACACCGCAAATAACCCAAAACAGACGGAATATCATCAGCACCCATAAAAATATCAGTATTTTTCCAATTAAACCCACAACCATTCTTAGGGTATCGTAAAAGAACATGAACACAAGAGCCAGCCAAACCACGACCCAACCCAAATCCAGAAAATACACCCGCTTCTTGGAAAGGAGAAAGTTTCGGCAAGTTAACCAACGCAACCATATCCGCCAAAACTCCTGTAGGCATCCGGTCCAAAGTAATCACATTCTGATAACTCTTAAAATATGGATTCAATATGGGCTCTAAATAGAGAACAAAAGTAGAACCAGCACTATGTTTAGCAAAAGGACTTTCCATTATATATTAACGCGTGTTATTAATATATAAAAAAAATAAATATATATAAAAACACCAATGTCATCAGGAAAGCATATGATTTGTGATATAAAAAATATAAAGAACCAAAATCTCATAAATAACCCAGAACAACTCACAAACCTTCTAGACCATATATGCAAAACATATGATTATACAATCCTGCAAAAATCTCACCACGAATTTGAACCACAAGGATTTACTGCAGTATATTTGCTCTCAGAATCACATATTTCTATTCATACTTATCCGGAGAATAATTATGTTGCGATTGATATTTATACATGCAGACAGTACCCAGATAACCAAACATATAATGATATTTATAAATTCCTTATAAAAGAATTTGATGCAGACCCTGGTCAAGAGCCCATTATTATTGATAGAATGTTTCAATAAAACCCTATAAATAATCATCTAAAAACAAGAAAAAATAATAAGGAAAACATTAGTAAAGGGAGGGGTTAGAGGGGAACCGTGAAAGCTTCGCGGTTCGGTTCCCTTCAAAAAATTGAAAACTTTATCAAAGAAAGTTAAAATAACAAACAACAAGCTTTTTATTTTAAACATGAAACAACAGACAATCACACTTCAGACATATAGGTTTGTTTTCTCTACCGATTTCACAGAACAACTATCAATATTTGCAAAGGTTCATCAACATGACCATCGCAAAGATTTTAAGGAAGCATGGACAAAGTGGACAACAGATGAAGATATTGAACCTCTTATTAACGACGAAGTAAAGCGTCTTAGAACTCTAGGATTTGAGGGAGACCCACTAGAAAAGATGTTTAAGAGTGCTAGATATTATTACCGTAATAAAAATGACAACAATGACACAGAAAAACAACGTAAGCCATACGAGACTATTTCAAAAGACATTCAACAGAAGATGGATAAACATATCAACCATAAAATCATGACAAATGCAAACGATGGAATCAGTAAGATTTCACCATCAGAAAGCTTTGATGATTATCTGAATCAATACAAAACCGATATTATCAATGAACTGAAGAACGAAAAATCATCAATCACCAAACAGGATTGCCAATACATAATCAAGAAATACAAGAAGTCATATAAGAACCGATTTTACAATATTAGGGTAAGTCTCAATAACAAGTAACCATTCTTTCGTAGCATAAAACAAAATATTATTCTTTTTTATCTTATAGATGATTGAAATACCCACATCAATACCATCAATTACAAAAAAAACTCCACAACGAATACCCAAAACAATTATACAAACCTATGTCAATAATAAAATTCCAGAGCCTATATACAATAATCTAAACCAAATCCTAAAAAACAACCCTGAATATGATTACAGACTAATAACAGACCAAGAAGCAGTAGAAATAATGAAAGCCCGCTTTGACCAGAGAACTCTTAATGCGTTTCAACAATTAATACTGGGCGCAGCAAAAGGAGACTTTATAAGATACATCGCATTATATTTATATGGCGGTGTATATTTAGATTTGGACGCATCAATAAATCTAGATTTGAATACATTTGTTAGTCCGTATGATGAATTTATTTTTTTTATTAATGGCGATAGAAATCTAGAGCAATTTTGCTTTATGATAAGACCTAAACACCCACTCTTATTCAAAGTTATTGAAGAAATGGTAACCAGAATAGAAAACAAAGAACATAATATTTTTAGAGCTACGGGACCAACATTGTTTAATGATGTGATTTATAACACAATGAGTAATACAACTATATATGATACTAATGCAAATCTTACTCCTAACCAACGAGGTGAGTGTTATAGTAAAAATAATCAATATATGGGAGGAAAAATAGTTTTAAGATATGGTGATGATATGGAAACCAAATTTAATTTTCGCATAGAGAATGCAGATAAGATGATATATGAAAACACAGAATCCATTAGTTATTTTAGATATGACCCATCTTCAAATATTCATTATATTTACCGGCTCTTTTGAACCAATTGTGACATATACTGCGAATATATTTCATATCTTTCCCCACTCAGTATCCGAGAAACAACATCATATGCACTATCTTCCTTTTTAAATGTCGCAATATGTTTTATTAGACTACTAGAGAAACCAGACAACAATATACAATTATCCATTACCTTTTCACCAGGTATTTCGCAAAGTTCAGTCTTAGATAAATTCCAAAGCACTAACTTGGGTATATAAAAATTCAATAATGTAAATTGAGTTTCAATATAATCATAGAATTTGTCAATATTACCAGAAAGCCCATTGGAAAATAAAACCAATTTCATTTTTTTACATAAAAAATCAGATTCATAGAGAGCAGTAACAATCATATCAATACCACGTTCAAAACAAAAACAAGTATTGTTTTGAGAGCGAATTATTTCAGAGAATTTCTCAACAATAGATAAAAAATCATCAGAATCTTGAAGGTTTACCCATGTTGGTTTATTCTCCAAAGCCAATATTCTTTTGCCAAATGAACTCTTTTGAGCGATAATTATAGCCATCCCAACGCCCGCATAAAAAGCTTCGGCATCATTTGCAATCATTTTATAAGAAACATCAACAATAGGTAACGTATTCTCAAAACTATATGAATCAAATATGCGCGAAAACTTTTCCCAATTAGAATTTAATACGTCGCAATAAGCAATATTTGTATTACCAGTTCTTAATATCTGTAATGCTTCTTTAACAAAATAGGATATAGGTAGTTGCACGATATCGTTATTTCTGTATGAACTCTTTATGGAAACAGAGCGTTCAATATATTTTTGAGAACAGATTCTCTTGGGTTCTTCCTTAAAAAAATCAAATACATCAGCAACCTCGTCTTTATTGCAATATGATAAAAATAATCGCTGTTGTTTCATAACAGTGTATTTTGATACTTTATTTACGTCAATATCATCCCATAACTGGTAACATTGTTTAATTTCTGTAGTATCCAATATTTTATTCATTCTTGCAATAACTTTACGATATTGACGTTTACATTTTGTTAGAGCAGAATAATAACTTTCATCCATAATATTTACAGATTTTAATTTCCATCGCCCATAATTATTAGACCAGTTTATAGCCAATTTCTCAAATAACCAATTAAATCTTCGTTTCTCACGAGGAATCCATTTTGCTACATTTGATACATGCTTACGTGAGCCAGCATTTATAGAAAACCTCCAGGATTCAATATCTTTTTTAAGCTGCTTGTTCATAAGTTCAATACAAATAAGAATAAGAGAATCATCACTACCTTTCAGAGAAACAGAACAAATATAGTTACACAAATACTTCATATCACGCCAGCAGCCGACTTTGGAATCTATGTTGTTGCCAACTTTGCAATCACCCCCAATATAGTTATGCAATAAATATACTGACAAACTAGGAAAAACTCTATGTAATTCATATATCATCATATAAAATAATTCATGCTCACCCTTACCACTGACAATATCGCGAGTATGAGCAACAAGTCTATACGCAAAATCAATATAAGGTAAATATTTAAAATCAGAATCCAAAAAGCCATTAGACCGATGATTTACCATCTTTTTCTTTAATAATAAGAGCATTTCGCGAAATTGCAAAGCCAATTCTTTAACCACCAAATCATTAGTTTTACGTGTAATATTTAAATATAGATGAACGAATTGCTCTTGGAAATGACTTGACAAATCGTTTGTATCAAGATACGGGAATTCTTCAAGATCCATTAGATGGTATATTGATAATACAGAAATGTTTATATGGTTTTTATAAGAGTCTTCGCATAATCACGTTGGCAAGTGCTTTCGGGTACCACGTTTCAACTTTCTACCTATAATTTTATTAGTATTATCTACATGTCCTTCTTGAATTCTAACTTTCTTAGTGCTCGTTTTATCAGAGACGCTTGGAGATGTTTTTAAAATAGATTTTAAAGTATGACGATGATTCAATAACTCTACTTCTTCAAATAAGAAATAAATAGAGTTTACACCATGAAAAATAAAAATAGAATTATTAAATTGTATGTCATCCATGAAAGACCTAATCTTAAAGAAAGAAGGAGTTGATTGTTCTACATTATCATTATTAGAGAAAGATTGTATGTTTTCAGGCTCTAAATCAACTAAATAAGATACAACATCAGTTAACTTATATTTTGAGAAAGAAGTCTTTATTTTCCTAGACTGTATAATTTGGAGTAGGGTTTCTTTTGATAAATAAGAATGGGTTTTATCTTCGCTTAATAAAAGTGGTAATTTATCACTTACTATCTTTTCTATATATTGGTTACGATTGATATACACGTAATAAACATTGATAGAATCCATTGGCTCCCTTAGATAATTCTCATTTATAGTAGAAAGACGTTCATGTTCTTGTATCCAAGAAGTATCTAAATCTTTTGTTCCAGTGTCATCGTCATCCGATTCGTTATTATCATCAAATAATTCATTAATCATAAATTTAATATTTTTCTTATCGTTTGTTTTAACTTCGGTAATCATTTCCATTATAAATTTATAATATTACATTTTATACTTTCAAACCAATAAAACCCAAATCTAAACATATATAAAGAAAACGTTTGTATATAACATGTCTCGGTACTGCAAAATATAAGATGTTTTACTGTTAAATGAAAACTATATTAAGACACGCTTGAACCCTATGTGGATCGCGTATGTCGGGGTATTAAGTAAACCTGATGCATAGCAAAAGGGTCTATTTAATAATATAATGTTTTCTTGTAATTACATCCAAACTTAAAATTCAGCACATAAACTTAAATTTAAAAATTGGAAAATTTACACGAGACAGCATATGTATTTATACATATCCAAAAAAAGGGGTTGTGTGTCAGAAACTATATAATGGTTTCAACCTTGTGGTAATTTGTACCAATAAGGGATTCATGATAGGGCCAAATTCTCTATCATGAATTGTAAATATGCCGTTGCAAACTATTTATAAATATTTTTTCACAAACATTCATAGATAATTTTTCTAATACAAATTCACGAGGGCGATAGGTTTCAATATTATTAAAAAACTTTTGTAATTTTTCTTGGATATCATTCATATTGTAGAAATATTCTCCACATCTATCATCCCAGTAAGGAATAGCAGTTGCTGGAATATCAGGATATCTTTGGCCATATTCTTGATTCATTGATTTAACATTCCATACAAGCAATGGAACATTACACGATAAAGCTTCTTCCAATGCAAACCCCTGGCTTTCATGACGTCCTATCCATATACCTAATTTACTCTCTCTCAAATAATCTAGATATTCATTTTCATCATAACGGGTATTATAATTAAATACTTTATAGAGAATACCATTCGCAGTTAGTAATTTCTCCATAAACGCAAGTTCTTCAGGATGTCTAGATTTATAGTAAATAAAAACACGCTCTCTATTTTGTATAGGTTTTGTTTCATTAAAAATAGTAGTATCTACACCAAAAGGACATGATATCATATTTAAATTGGCACAGAGAGGATTTTTTTTCCAATCATCCACACACCATTGTCCAGGCATAATATATAGTGATTTTTTAGATTGTACTTCTATAACTTTATCATCGGGAAACACACTAAAATGAGGTCCAAATAAAAAATATACCGATGGATACTTAGATACATCTATAGGACTACTAGGACTATAAACAAAATCAAAAGTACTGAGGTCAAAATTATCAATATCAGAAGCTTTATGAACAATAGTAAACTCAATATTATTGTAATTCATAAGAGAATGCATATTTTTTGGATGCATCCATGTATTAATAAATAGTATTTTCATATAAATAGTAATAGAGGATATTATTTATATATAATTTATTAAAAGTATGAAAGCTTTTTTAATAATGGGTTATAGCGAACGTGGATGGGGTCCAATATTAAACTGTTACGTTTCACTACGTAAATATGATAAAACTACGACAATAATTATTGTAAATGATAAAGATGAACCCATTCATGATTATCTTAAGAATGAAATAAATCTTCGTTATAAAACTAATAAAACCAGCTGTTTTGAATTAGGTTGTATAAAGAATGCAGTATATTCTTATCCGGACATAGACCAATTTTTTATAATACAAGATAGTTGTGAGTTTATTGATACTATTCCGGAGTTTACACAAGATACAATGTTTTTTAATACAACCATATTAGATATAGCACCAGCATTAGACGAAGTTAAACAATGGTGCGAATTATATTTGCCCGATATTACCTATAACAATATAGAACATGTAATGTGCCAAGGATTAATTGGATATTTCAGTAGAGAATTATTAATGAAAATTTTTGAATACGGATTAAAATATGTTAATATCCAATATAAACATCAAGCTGTTTCAAGTGAGGGAATATTCGGTATAATGTTAAAACATTTTAATCCAAATATAGATACTTATCATCCATATAAAATAAACGATTATGTTACAAATGTTAGACCATGGTTATTTTTAAAAAAACATGTTATGGGTCGTGGATTATGCGTTCAATTCAAAGAATCTTTAATAAAAAAAACAGATATTCATCATCCAGAATACAAAACAGATTTTTATTACAAAACAAAAAGGTATGATTCATTGTTAAATTGTATAAAATTAAACAATAATGAAATAGAGAATATAGTATTTACATATTTTCATAATAATCCCGATGCATTAAATTTATTAATTTATGAAAGAGTATCAAAGTATGTTATTGAAGATGATACGAATAATTTATCAGAAACCTATTATAAATTACACCATTTTTTTTTATTTTA